GTGTTGATTCTCTGTTGATCTGACACACCAGCTAGGGCACATTGATGGTGCCAGTCCCTGTCTATCCAGTCAAAGGTGGCTCCGCTGTCATTTATGTCGTCCACCAACAGCAGTCGATGGTTGGCCTTGACCATGTCGGCTATCCAATTGGCAGATTCCCTTTGTGACTGGCCTTCTCTCAAGCTCACATGAACCACTCTCATGGGCACACCCAATTGATGACTGAGCAAAGTGGCTGGTATGAGTCCGCCTCTACAAATGCCCACTATCATGGTGGGCAGCCAGTCTCCGCTGACAATTTGATCTCGTATGGTGCCAACCAATTGTTCAACGTCGCTGTAGCTTAGATGCTGTTTTTCCATTCCTCTATTGTTGACGGTCAAACAATCAATCGTCAACCAACTAGGTTTATCTCACCCTATAATACCTGCTAAATAATGGGCAATGGCAATAACACCCCGCACAAGGATCTTTGTTGGCTACAGCAGTGTAGATACCAGCATCAAAAACACGCAATGGACCGATCTTGATTTGATCAAAAGAGATCTAGTCAACCATTTTTTTACCAGACGAGGAGAACGAGTGATGCGTCCCACTTTTGGCAGCATCATCTGGGACCTGTTGTTTGAACCCATGACAGCAGACAATGTCACGCTAATTGTGGATGATGCCACCAACATTGTTCAAAGTGACGGAAGAATCACTTTGAGAGACATCAACTTAGTTGAATATGACCATGGGATACAATTGCAGATGAATCTCTACTATCAACCCCTAGACATCACCGAAAACTTCAGTTTGGATTTTGATCGTCGCACACTGGAAAGTCAAACACAATGAGTCAAACCCTACGTCAAAGCAATCTCTTTGCTGGCCAAGATTGGACAGTGGTCTATCAAGCCTTCAACCAGGTCAATTTTGCAGCCTATGACTACAACACCATCAGAGCTGCTCTCATTGACTACATCAGAGTCAACTATCCCGAAGACTTCAATGACTGGATTGAAAGCAGTGAGTTTGTGGCCATCATTGAAATGCTCAGCTATTTGGCCAGCAGTTTGGCATTCAGAATTGATCTCAACACCAGAGAAAACTTTCTAGACACTGCCACACGCCGAGAAAGCCTGTTTAGATTGGCCAGATTCCTCAGCTACACGCCTCGACGCTGTTTGGCAGCCACTGGATTGCTCAAGCTCACTCAGGTGAGAACCAATCAAACTATCTATGACAGCAATGGCGTCAACTTGGCCAACGTGGCCATCAACTGGAATGATGCCAACAATCCAGATTGGTTTGAGCAGTTTGTGTTGGTGTTGAATGCAGCCTTTCAACCCAGCAATCCCTTTGGCACTCCTGTCAAAAGCGGCGTGGTGGGCAACATCAGTGCAGCCAGATATGACTTCAACAACTTGGGCACTGGCACGTTCACTTTTCCCTTCTCTGCTGTGGTCAGCGGCATTGGCATGGGTTTTGAGTTTTGCAACAGTGATTTTGACAACAGTGTGGCTGGCAGTGTGAGTGTGGGCACCACAGGCTATTTCAAGGAAAAAACTCCCAGTGTGTTCAACAACTGGAGTGTGATCTATCGCAATGACGGCAACGGCAATGCCAGCAGCAACACAGGCTTTTTTGTGCTGTTCAAACAGGGCACATTTGGCAGCACTGACTTTGTGCTAGATGTGGCTGTGCCCAACAGAGTGCTGGACCTCACAGACATCAACATCAATCAAAATGATGTGTGGGTGCAAACAGTCACAGACGGGGGTTTGCCCATAATAGAATGGACCAAGGTGCCTGCCATATTCGACAGCAATCTAGTCTACAATGACATTGACAGATTGACTAGAGATATATTTCAAGTGATTACCAGAGACTCTGGTGGGCAAGACAGCATCAGCTTGCGATTTGGCGACGGCAATTTTGGCACCATTCCCACAGGACGAGTGCGCTGCTACTACAGAACCAGCAACAACCTCACCTATACCATTCAGCCACAAGACATCAGCAGCCAAAGTTTGAATCTCAGCTATCAAAGTCAAATTGGCAGTGTCAACACCTTGAACATGCAATACAGCCTCACCTATCCTGTGGCCAACAGCCTGTCAAGAGAAACCAACGACAACATCAGAGAGCGAGCGCCAGCTGTTTACTATGCACAAAACAGAATGGTCAATGGTGAGGACTACAATCTGTTTCCCTTGCAAAACAGTCAGGCGCTCAAGCTCAAAGCTGTGAACAGAGTCTACAGTGGACAAAGTAGATTTTTAGACATCAATGATCCCACAGGCAGCTATGCCAATGTCAAAGTGTTCAGTGACGACGGCATTCTCTATCAAGAAGAGATGCCACAATATCTTGAAATCCCTCTCACCAACAACCTCAACACAAATCAAATAATTGAAAGCCGTCTGCAACCATTGCTGAATGGCAGTCAAGACACCAGCACTGTCAACACTGGTCTCGAAACCTTTTATTTGGCCAATTTTCCCAGACTGCCTGGACAAAACATTACCTGGCAAACTGATCAAGTTGAAACAGTGAATGCCAGCCAAGGACAGTTTGAATCAGGCAATGTGGCCATCAACTTGCCCAGTGGCAGCACAGGGTTGGCCATCAACAGTTTGGTGAGATTCAAAAACACTGGTTGGGCATCAGTAGTCAACACCAACAGTGCCCAATTGGGCAGCTATGGCACCATTCTCAGCCGACCCATACCAGACAATACAGTTGTTGAGGAAATCATTCCTGGCTTGCGGGTGACGCTGACCACTGATGAAAAGTCAGCAGTGGCCAGCATGATCAACAGCAGAAAGAATTTTGGTCTACGCTACAATCAAAGCACATTTGGTTGGCAAGTGATTGACACACAAGATCTGGCCACCAATGCAGCTTTCAGCTTGCTCAATCAAGGCAACACTAGCAAAAACAATCTTGATGCCAGTTGGCTGGTGCAGATGATTTATGTGGCCAGCAGCGGATGGCAAGTGACCATGCGCAGTCTAGACAGAGTGATGGCCAGCGAAAGAGATGTGAGATTTTATTTTGTGAACACACAGCCTGTGGTAGATGCTGTAACACGAACCAGCCAAAGAGACAACATCAGAATTCTCAGCTACAACACAGGCAGCAATGGTAGCCAATTGAGTGAGGACATCAAATGGACTGTGTTGGCTCAACAGGTTTATCCCGATGGCCTGCTGGAGCCCAATCAGGTCAAAGTTGGCTTTTGGGACAACAACAATGATCACATCTTAGACAATCCCGACAGCTTTGATCAAATTGTTTCTCCGAATGCACTGGTCTACTGGCGTTTGCAGCAGACACAAGTGGGCGGCAGATGGGTGCCTACCACTGTGGCAGCCGATTATCAAACCACAGCACAGCTACCCAACTTCGCCACAGTGCCGTTTCCTCTAGAGCCAAACAGTGTGGTCTACGTGAGAAATCCAGGCATCTTCCTGCGCTATCAAGCCAGCCCACAGGCATGGATTGATGTCAGTGTCAACTACAAGGCACGCAGAGGCAGAAACAAGCTTAACTACTGCTGGCAGCATTATGCACCCAGCGAGAGTCGCATTGATCCTGCAATCATGAACATCATTGATCTCTATGTGTTGACCAGCAGCTATGACACAGCCATGCGAAACTGGATCAGCCGAGGGCGACCCACAGATCCAGAACCGCTGCCGCCCACTGCTGAAGATCTACGCACCACCTTTGACGAATTCAACAGCTACAAGATGATGACTGATCAGTTGATTTGGCATCCCATCAGATACAAGCTGCTGTTTGGCAAGGAAGCTGATCCCGAATTGAGAGCTGTGTTCAAGGTAGTCAAGATTCCCAACAGTAGTGTCACCGACAGTGAGATCAAAAGCCGAGTGATTCAAGCCATTGATGACTATTTTGCAATAGCCAACTGGGACTTTGGCCAAAGCTTTTTCTTTACCGAATTGGCTGCCTACATCCATCAACAGTTGCCCACACTGTTGGCCAGCGTGGTCATAGTGCCAGCTAGTGCCAACAGCAAGTTTGGTAATCTATTTGAAATCACCAGTGATCCAGATCAACTGTTTTTGAGTGCAGCACGAGCCACAGACGTTCAAATCGTAACCAATCTAAATCCTAGCGAACTGAGAATTGCCCCATGAGTGACACACGTCGTCGCATAAGTGAATTTCTGCCTGAGGTAATTCAGACAGATGTGATCAAAAAGTTTTTTGCTGCCACAGCAGATCATCTGTTTCAACCAGATCGCGTGGAATATCTCAGTGCCTATATTGGTCAAAAGCCTCTGTGGTATGATCCCAAGAGTGATCAATATGTGAGCGAGGAGACCAAAAATCGTCGAGACTATCAAGTTGATCCCATCACAGTGAGTAGACTGAGTTCAAATCAAAACATCAGTCACGCTCTCTTTTATGATGATTTGATCAACAAGCTGAGATTTCAAGGCGCACTAGTTGATGACCACAACCGACTGTTCGAAGCTCAATACTACAGTTGGGGACTGCCTGTGGACATTGACAAGCTGATCAACTATCAAAATTATGTATGGCTCAGTGCTGGTCCAGCTGTGATCACTCTCTTGGATCAAACTGATCTCAATGCGATTCAACAGAGTGTGAGCTATACCTACACTGGTCACTATCAAAAAAGTTTCAGCAATGATGTCATAGATGG